AAACAACCGGCAACGGCTTCGAGACCGGGCAAGCACTCAGAGACTTTGCAGACATTCAAAGCACAGAGCTGGCACCCAACTATAAATCCTACGAACAGTTTAAAGTACGCCTTGCGGAACGCCAAGTAACGGCAGGTAAGCAAATTGCTGAGCGGGCTACATCAGAAGGGCGCACGTTCCGCGTGGTGCTCCGTAAAGACCGTAACACGATTGAAGACGTTGAGTGGAACAACATTGATATTGATCCGCGCAAAGACTCCTACGTCGTGCAGGCACTCCCGGCCAGTAAGCTGAGCCAGACCCCTGCGGGCAGGAAGAGCGACGTAATCGACTTCCTCAATGCGGGCCTCATCGATCAAAAGGAAGCTTTAGCGCTCCTAGACTTCCCGGATATGGATCACTTCAGGAGCTTGGCTAACGCCTCGCGTGACGCGATTGAGCGCATCCTCGAAGAGATTCTAGACGCGGGCAAGTACTCACCACCCGAACCTCCGATGGACACACGTTTGGCTCTCAAGCTAACGCAGATGTACATCAACCGAGCCCAGGCCATGGGCGTCGAAGAAGAGCGAATCAGTATGCTGTATCAATTCCTGCGGCAGGTAACTTCGCTCGTTCAAGAGGAGCAAGAAGCAACCCGCATGCAGGCCGCTGGATTAACTCCAGGGTTCTCAGGCGGACAACCGGCGCTCGACCTAAACGGGGCGAGCCCAGTAGCTAGCGAAGGACCCATCTAATGAGCGAACCAACAGCAGACGAACAAGTAGTTGCCACCGAAGAGGCAGTAACTCCCCCAACCGCGGCAGAGGTTTGGGAAGCAACCGTCGAGCCGATTACCACGGAAGACGTTGCAGGCAAGAAGGCCGAACCAGCAGAAGAGGTTCTGCCAGATCGAGCCCTTGTAGCCCCAGAACTTGCCAACTTTATTAAATCTAACGTTCCTAAGGAGCCCTCGGCCTTGGAAGTGGAGATTCGAGAGATCAAGAATGTTCTTTCCGAACTTCGACAGCCAGCCACTCCTCAGGAAGTATCAAGAGAGGAAGTACTCCTCCAGAAGCTAGAAGCCCTTGAGGCGCGAGAAGCGCAGCGGGCACAAGCGGCTGAGGAGCAAGCGGCAGAGGAAGCCTACGAGGCTCAGGTCCGCACTCTCCGAGAGGGCGTGATTGAAAACATCCGCGCCTCCAAAGACAAATTTCCCGGCCTTGTGGCACTCGGGCAGGAAGAGATCGTGTTTACGACTCTTGTTGACCGTCTACAGAAGGGCGAGAACGTGAGCGAAGAAGACGTTGCGAGCAAGATCGAAGCCGACTTGAAAATCCTTCGGGACAAATTGAACGAGGCCTACCCCGATCAAAAACCTAGCCAAGACCTAACGCCGAGCAAAGCACCATCGAAAACCCTAACGCCTGACCTCAGTGCAGGTGACGAACCCTTCGACTTAGAAGAAGCAATTGGAAAGAACAAGAAGGATGCAGCGCGAGCCCTGTGGGAAAGGTTAAACATCCAATAAAGGAATAAAACATAATGGCTGCTCTTACGCAGGCGGACTATGTTACCTTTTTAAAGGAATGGTATCAGGGCACCGTGGTCGCAGACCTCGTGTATGATAACAACCCTTATCTAGGTATTGTCCCCAAAAACCCAAACGTTCGTGGTAACGTGTATCCGAAACCAGTTCGGTATGCAAACATCGCGGGCGCCTCGGCCCTCTACTCGACGGCCAACACCAACCAGGCCCCAGCAAAGCGTGAACGATGGGAATGTACCCACGTTGACAACTATGCGAAAGCCACGGTTGAAAACAAGGTCATGGAACTCTCCATGGGCGACCCCGCCGCTTTCCGTGAAGCTCTCCAGGACGCGGTCGACAGTGCTTTCAGCGCTTTCGGCAACGACATGGCTTACGAGCTTTTCGGTGACGGCACCGGTTCACGCGGAACTGTTTCGGCTGGTGCGGCTCCCCAGAGCGCGCCTTCCGCAACCAACGTTCCATTAGGCACCGGAGAATCAAGGTTCTTCGAGGTCGGTATGGTTCTTCAGCACGCAGCGTCCCCTTACTCGGCCCTACTTAATGGCGGCGAGGAGACGACTGTTACAGCTGTTGATCGTAATATTGACCAACTTACGATTTCCCCAGCCTGGACAACCACCAGCGTTGCAACTCACAGGATTTATCGCTCAGGTGACTTCGGTATTAAGGCCGACGGTCTTCAGGCGTGGCTTGTGAACGGGACTACGCCGGGAACGTTTAACGGCGTTGACCGAAACGAGGACCCGAGCCGTCTTGCCGGAGTCGATGGAGTCACCGGCACAACCACGGGCAGCGAGATCACGGAAAGCCTTGTGCTTACCGGCGCTGCTCTCCAGGCCCAGGGTGGAAAGCCAAACCTTATCATCCTGCACCCGACCGATCGGGCCACGCTTGCTCTGGAAACAGAGTTTCGCGGGGGCCGGTACGCGAAGGTCAGTTCTACCGAAGGTAACATCTCATTCTCGGCCCTCTCGATTGAGACCGGCGCGGGTGAGGTTCCTGTTATCTCCGATCCGAACTGTCAACAGAATGTTGGGTATATGCTCGACACTCGAACGAACGAGCTGTTCTCGGCAGGCGGGGTTCCCCGTATGTTCGGGAAGGATGGCAACATCTACCACCGCGAAGAGAACGCAGACACCTTGGCGTTCTACCTCTTCGGATTCTACAATCTCTGCATTCAGAATCCGGGCGGCAACAGCAAGATCGCAGCACTCGTGTAATTAGCTTGGATATCCCCCAGGGAAACCTGGGGGGTTCCCCTAAAGGACTGAAATGGCATTCCCGACCCTCTCTGAATTGATTACCCGTGTTAGGCAGAAGGCCGACATGGAAAACGACGGAAACTTTATTTCCGATACAGAGATTACGCACCTGCTGAATGACAGCATTGCGATGCTTTGGTCTACGTTGATTGACGGGACAAACGGCTCCCTGTTCTCAACGAATGCCCCCGTCCTTCCAAAGATAGGCGATAACGCCTACCAACTCCCCAACGACTTCTACAAGCTCGTTGACGTTGCAATCTTTACTGGTGGGACATACCTCCGGTCCATCGAGGCGGACCCCCAGAGCTACGCCCAACTCACCGTTCAAAACTATAACGGGGTAGCCTTCACGCAGCACCTTCTGCAGTATAACCAGGCCCAAGGTAGGTTTGAGCTATCTGTCTTCCCGGCGCCAGCAGTTACGGCCAACATAGCGGTTCGATATATTCCCAAAGCCCCCGCCCTTTCCGTAAGCACGGACGAGCTTCGGCTGCCAAGCGACTGGCACATGTGGGCAGTTTTAGACGCTGCCATCCAATGTCTCATCAAAGAGGAATCAGATCCCTCTGCCCAGATGGCAGAACGAGACAGACGAGAACAACGAATCAAGGATGACATTCGCTCAATGGGTGTTACCCGGGTCAAGCGAATTAGAAAGCTTGGCGACGAAGATGCACGCACCAGTAGGTTCCTTTTACCGTCAATTAATTTCTCTAGCTAATGCCCGACTTTAAAAAGCTTGGGGTCGATAGAATGGCCGTCAACATCGCAAAGACGGTGGGGGCGGGTACGGGTAATAATTTAATCACGGGAGACATAACTAAAGGGGAGGTTGTAGAGGTCGGGTGGTCTACTGCAAACACCACGGCTTCGGTGAATGTTGGTCCTCGTAGAACGGGAGCTATTTTACTCGGAGTTACCTTTTCGGGGGCCCAAGACTTGCGTTGGTATTCTTGGTCGATTTCGGACTCGGAACTTACAGCGGAAACAGACGCTGCAAAAGACTCGGCAGCCTTTACCTTCTGGGTGTTCTGATGGCACTCAAGAGAGTTACAAAATCCATTCCGTTAGCCGGAGGAATCCAGGACGAGGCGCAAGAGTTTCTTCTACAACCCCCGGGGATGAGTTACATCGAGAACGGGAGGTTCCGAAAGAAAGACGCTGTAGAAAAAACGGAACCGGTAACTTCGTTGGGGGCTACTGGACTAAACGCGGATAAGTACGGAGAGCCGTATTTTCTTCATTCTTGGAATAATACGTTAACTACAGTAGGGAAAAACAACGTAGCCCAATACTACACAGATTCAGCTGGGGACTTAAATTGGACACTTAAAGCAACTACCGGAACTGTTTTAGGAGTAGAGAAGGTTCTATCTACGGCTGCTGCTGCGGGAGCCACCAACTTTCAATGGACCCCTTGTGGAATATATAACACGGCAGCCTCGCCCGACTCTTGGGACATCAACGGTTATGTAGTTGCCTTTGAGATTAGATCTCTCGCTGGAAATATAAATGCTCCAGACCCCGAAATCTCAGTTGTTGTTCAAAGGTATTCGATCGAAGGCGTCTTCCTAGATGAAACCCTCTTCGACGGCTTCACGTCTCCTATCATTCAACCATTACCAAACGGCACATGTATATTATACATGGCTGATTTTAATGCTGGGACTACTTTTGGAGACGTCTTCTCGACGGCAGTGTTTCCATACCCAACAGCAATACCAGCCCTAACTTCTAGAATCACTGCTATACGAACAGTATGCCAAGGCTTTGACGGTTCTTTTAGTTGGAATGGCTTGCAACAAGAAACTTACAGGTTGGGGTTTTCTTTTCAGGCCGTATTTAACGCTGCTTATAAGATGAAACAGCCTAGAGATTTAACACACGGAGTGATTGCTTGGAAAGACCATACGACAGGTGACATCCTGTACCGGGAAACAGACTCTTCTGGCTTACCAACAGGGTCGACTCATTTTGTTATTGGACAAAGTTATCCAACAATCACGCCGTATATTTTAGATGTAGCAACAGACGCCACTTATAACTATATCCTGTACGCAATAACGGATGTTTCAGCAGCGGGGGGACTGACTGATGTTTTTGTAGATAGGTACAATAAGTCTACTCCAGGAACTTTAGACGCTTCTTTTCAGTTAGTGAACAACGAAACGGGGACCGTATTTCAGGGTTCCGTTGAGCCGATAGCCCTGGGGGCAGTTTGGACTGCCTTTACCCAGATACAGGGAAGGATAGACAGTACTTTTAACCACGATGATGATTATTTACAATTTGATTTAGTTAACTCTACGTTTACTTCAGCGACAGTAACTAAAAAACTTCGTAACCAGTGTTTGGCTTCAAATCTTGTCGTTGCTGTTGATACTAAGGTGTACGCTGTTGTTCAGCAGTTTGGGTCTTTTCAGCCGGACGCGGGAGGTATCAATGTCCAAGCTTATGACATAACGCCCGCAGCCATAAAACCAGTCACCAGCGTTTTAGTACAAGTTGATAACACCGGAGCGTACAGCGTTATTTCAGCCTTTGACGCAGGGCAAAGCAAAGTACAATTTGCCTCGTGTGCCGAACAAACAATCCACTACGGACATCTATGTTATGTAGACGGAATAACGGATGTTAACTCTGGCGCAGTTTTTAACCATGATTTTTTTTACTGCAACAGAAATATTCTGACGGCGGAAGACTATTCTTTTTGGGTGGGCACCTCTCCCGGGCCCCTGGGACAAGTAGGCTCTAGATCCGCCCTACAAGCCGGAGAGGCGAAAGCAAATCTTTTTCATTGTTCCCCGACGCTACCGGTTGCCGGTGCTAGCTTCGGCGAAAGCTTCGTTCTCGGTAGCGGGATTCCTCTTTGGTTTGATGGTGGGCTTTTAGGGGAACTTTCTGTTCTCGATCAACCAGAGATAACCTCAATAATTGACAACACCTCAACACCAGGAAACGGACCAACCTCAATAACCTATTCTCCGATTGGAGCCCAAGACTATAAAGTTTTCCAAGTTGTTGTTGGATACTATGACCGTTCGGGCAATGCACACAGAAGCGCCCCGTCCTTTCCCGTTTACGCGCATAGACTATTAGCGAACTTCAGTGGGGGAACGAACAGCACCACAAACAACGTCATAGTTTTTGTTACCCCCCCTCTTACTTTTC